CTCTAATTGATAAGTACAAAGATAGTGAAACGTTTGCAGATGCAATTGAATTATTAGAAAAACTTATTGATGGTGACCCTTCACCCACTAAGAAATACTCTGAGTGGATGATTAAGCAAATGATTGGTTTGGGGTCCCGATTAACATATTCAATTGCCGACAATGTAAATCTTTTCATTGAACTTATTGAAAAGTTCCATAAGTTGTCATCATCCATCACACCTGAAGATATCACATATGCCGAAACTACTTCATCATTGGTAAACGGTAATAAGATTCTGAATGGTCCTAAAGATATTAATAAATACGATTCTATTTGGGGACTTCAAGCGGTTTTAAACGCAGTATATTTAAGAAATGTTCAAAAAGAAAAAGAGAGGGGAGCCAAAAACGAGTCTGATAGGATATATGAAGACAATAGATTTTTAATTGTTCAACCATACACTCACGGGGCATCATGTTATTATGGTCGAAACACAAAATGGTGTACCACCAGTAAAGGAGACACTAGATATTTTGACAAATACTCCGATGAAGGAAACCTATATTACATCATCGATAAGAAATCGAATGACTCAACATGGGGTAAGATGGCATTATTAGTTAGAAACGACGGTAATACGGAAGTATATGACCAAAGAGACGGTATTAGAAGTGTTGATGTATTATTAGATAGGTTTTCACCGATTCAAGAAGAAATTAGAAAATTGGTTAAGGGAAACAAACATTACGAAACACTAAAAGGTATATTAGAAGGTAAGATTGACCACGTGAGAGGAAGGATACAAAGTCCCCATTTAGGTAGAATTAAAAAATCAGGTGATGATAATTATGATGTCAATATTAAATTTGATGGTATTGATGACTTTTTAAAATTATTTGAAGAAGATGTTGAAGAGTACGATTTAAGGTTTATCAGTACAGTTATTGACCCACCTTATGGTTCTGAATTAGACCTTTATGATTCATATAATTTTGACGATGACTTCAATGAAGGGTACGTATTACGTTACTTTAACAACGAACACCTATCAACTTTAAAAGAAATTATCGAGGTTTATAATCCTGAAATTTCCGAATTAATAAAGGATGAAAATGGAAAATACACCATAGAAGATGGTGATGATAGGAAAATATCAAAATTCATGTCTGACACATTAGATGATTCATTTATGGATTCACTGAGTGAAATCTACTCTATGTCTATGAACGAGGCTATGGTGTCTGGTACAGAAAAAGAGTTTAAAGGTCTTTTGTGTGATGTGTTATCTGACATTGGTTTCACCAAAAAAGATAATACAAGTTGTTTTTATGAATACGATATCGACTTATCTGATTTAATAAAACTATATGAGTCAAATGACCTTACTGATTTAAACTTATCTGATATGTTAAAGCAGGTGGTTTCCAGTGAGGTATCATTTCCGATTGATTACCCACATGAATCTATATATAATAATTGGGACGACGAAACATTTAGAACTAGGTTTGATAGTGATTTGGATTTTATACTTGAAAAGGAGTGGGAAAAATTAAATGACGCCGATTTCTTTTTAGATTTTGACAAAAACTTAGAAATAATTGGACAAGTCAAAGAAAAATTCGGTGACTTCGGAAAATATAGAAAGATACCAACTACGGATAATATAAATGTTAAGGTTGACCGTGTAGACCCTGAAACTAATAAGGTTATGTTCACACTTAATAGGTATAACCCTGAAACAGATTCTTTTGAAACAAAAAAAGGAAAGTCGAAACTTTCCTCTCTTTTGTCAATGATGAGTAACTACCAGTTATTCGACCCCTTTGAGTAGTAGATTTTCTCTGATAAGTTCATAGAGTTTTACCGAGTCAGATTCATTCATATAAATGGTGTCATCTGTATGTTTGCTCTGAATAGTTATTCCACCAAATTCGAACTCAACCACATTATCTTCTAAATCGAAAGTGTCACTTAATCCATCTAACAGGGATTCGTCCCAATCATCTAAGTCATTTTCCACATCATCAAGATTAAACAAACCCCCATAAGAGTATACTGGTGGTTCGTAGGCGTATTCTTGCTTTTCGTATCCGAACTCGTTGACTAAGTTAATCCCTGTTCTGATGGATTTATCTACATCATCCAATACGATAAACTCATTTGAGCTATGCATTTCGTAATACCCACAAGAAATATTAATACAGGATACATCACTCTTTTTCTTCAGTTGTGAAACGTCAGTGTATGGGTGAGATTGTAATTCCATATCTGTTTCCATGGTTCTCTCAATTACAGGTAGTGCTCGGTTAATAAAATCCCCTTTTTCCTCAAATAGGCGGATACCCGAACATAACTCAGTAATAAGATGGTTACCGGGTGCGTCGTATTGTACAATATACCCTACATCGTTGAGGAATTTTACATCACATTTACTTGAACCGTGACACCCCGTTTCTTCAGAAACGAATAGTCCTACTTTTACATTTGATAGTGTTCGTAGTAGTTCCAAACAAATGAAGATACCACACTTATCGTCACCTCCAATACCTGTTGGGTTACCATCAGGGGTATAGGCCTTTAGAACGTCGTATTGAGTTTCATCAAAAGTTCGTCCAAATGTTGGTGGTTTGGGAAGTGTTTTTTCCTCAACAATGATTTCGGGTACTAAGTTATGGACAGTATCAGTATGAGCAACAAACATTGGAAATTTACCACGAAATCCACTTTGTCGTTTTGTTGCGTAGATGTTATTCATCTCATCAGTGTAGTACTCGACTCCCTCAATACTATCTAGTACCGATGATATGTATTCTACCATTTGGTCCTCTTCGTATGTTTTTGAAGGTACGGATAAGAGTTCTTTAAATCTTTCTACTGTTTTATTTTCCATTTCTTAATTATTTGATACAAATATAATAACTATATTTTGTTTTTCCAAATAGGAAGGGGTTTTATTTAACCCCCTCCTCAATTTTAACTTCTTCATCTACAAACTTAAGTTCGTAGTTACGTCCGATTTTGATATTTTGACGTAGTACTTCCTCAGAGATGTAATCCTCAATCTTTTCTTGGATTGCTCTTTTGATTGGTCTTGCCCCATATTTCTCATCATAACCTACTTCACCTAACATGGTTTTAATTTCATCAGTAAAGTTAATGTGATACCCAAGTCTCTCTAAACGTTGATTTAGTTTTGATAATTCAATATCTACAATCTGACGTACTTCATTTTCTTTTAGTGGGTTGAACACAATTACTTCATCTAATCGATTTAAGAATTCAGGTGTGAAGTGATTCTTAAGTTCTTTTTGTAAAAGAGCCTTTTTAAGGTCCTCGTCACCACTAATTCTTGCAGTTGTGTCAAACCCAACACCTGCTCCGAAATCCTGTAATTTCTTAACACCTAAGTTTGATGTCATAATAATTAAACAGTTTTTGAAGTTGATTTTACGACCGAAACTATCGGTTAGGTGACCATCATCTAAAACTTGTAATAGAAGTGAGAAGATGTCTTTATTTGCCTTTTCAATCTCATCAAACAGTACCACTGAATATGGTTTATTTTTAACTTTCTCAGTTAGTTGTCCACCTTCTTGATGACCTACATAACCTGGAGGGGAGCCAATAAGACGTGACATCGTATACTTTTCTTGGTATTCAGACATATCTACTCTAATCAGTGCTTCTTCATCTCCAAAAATTTCTTTTGCCAATTTTTTAGCTAAGTGTGTTTTACCTACACCTGTGGAACCTAAGAAGATAAATGAACCGATTGGACGATTTGGGTCTTTAATACCGACACGGTTTCTACGTATTGCCTTAGAAATCTTCTTAACTGCAGGTTCTTGACCAATTACCGTTTGATTAAGGTTGTTTTCTAAGTCTAACAATCCTTCCATTTCGTTTTGATTAAGTTTAGATACAGGTATTTTAGTCATATTTGCGACAACTTCATATACCATATCTTCAGTAATTGGTTTACGTTCCTCATCCTGCTTATTTTCAAAGTCAATTTTAACTTTATCCAATTCTTTAAGGATTTTCTTTTCCTTATCTCTAAGGTGTGCTGCTTTCTCATAGTCCTGTGCTTTAACTACATCGATTTTCTCCAATTTAATGACATTTGCCTCATCTTTAAGTTTTTCAATTTCTTCAGGTAATTTCACGGAGATTTGACTACGAGCACCAACCTCATCTAAAATATCGATTGCTTTATCTGGAAATGCTCTGTCAGTAATGTAACGGTCAGCTAAGTACACACACGCTTCTAAAGAGTCATCTGAGTAAGATACCTTATGATGTGATTCGTAACGTGATTTAAGATTCTGTAAGATAATCATTGTTTCTTCAGGTGATGCCCCATCAACCATTACCTTCTGAAAACGACGTTCTAACGCTCCGTCTTTTTCAATATTTTCACGATACTCATCGAGTGTAGTTGCACCAACACATTGTAGTTCACCACGTGCAAGTGCCGGTTTAAAGATATTGGATGCGTCTAAGGAACCTGATGAGTTACCGGCTCCGATGATAGTATGTATTTCATCAATGAATACAATGATATCTGGATTATCGTATAACTCATCTAAGATTACCTTTAGACGTTCCTCAAATTGTCCACGATACTTTGTACCTGCAACGATTGATGTCATATCTAAAGATACGATACGTTTATCAGATAAATTACGAGGACAATCACCTTCATATATTTTCATGGCCAATCCCTCAATGATTGCTGTCTTACCACAACCTGGTTCACCAATGATAATAGGGTTATTTTTCTTTCTACGAGAGAGGATTTGCGCAATACGCTCAATTTCACGGTCACGACCAACAACAGGGTCTAACTTACCTTGTTCTGCATGTTTAATTAAATCACGTGAAAAGTTGTCTAATACTGGTGTACCAGACTTAGGTAATCTATCTTTCTTTCCTTTTGAACTATCGTTCGGGTCAACTGATTCTATCATAATCTATTTTTTTGTTTTTTTTTATGTTACTACAAATATAAGACATTTTACCTTACAAAAAACATGAATACTAAAATTGTCAGGTTTTATTTCTTTTAACTGACATTATGTCATTGTATAATCACTTTTTTTGAAATGGTACGTTTTTTACTTATTTAAACACAAAGATAATAAAATTTTTAAATTTAACACTATGTTTAACAAAAAAAGTATGTTTGACCAATTTTTAAGAGAGTTCGAATCTTTATTTGACAATCAAAAACCAACTTATTATAAAGTAGGTCCTAATCAGGTTTATTTCACATATTCCCTTAATGGTGATAATCAAACAAATGATGAACTAACAATTCTTAACAATAAACTTCAGGATGCGGTTGAAAAACAAGATTTTGAATCGGCCGTTGAGTTTCGAGATAAAATTAAATCTATCGAGAAGAATGGTGAGAAAATCAGGGAGTTGAAATTAAAACTTCAAGAGTCAATTGATAAGGAAGACTTTGAAAGTTCAATTAAAATAAGAGACGAAATTAAAAAATTAGAGTCGTAAATGTTAAAAACCCTGAGAAATCGGGGTTTTTTTATATTTATTGGTATGAGAGAACCGTGGTTAGAATATATAACAAAGTTTGGTGATATGGAATCTATAGAATCCACATTTGCTCAGTTGAGACGTTCTCTTAGTGATGCAGGATTTAAAGAGGAGGATTTAACCAGTATTTCAAAAGCACCCGTTGAGGTTTTTATGTTAAGAGACAAACTTATCAATAAAATACAAAACTCAAGGAACGAACTAAAGAAATACGGAATGTGGAGTGATGAAATGGAAGATAACTTCGATAGTTACATTTCAAGAAAATTGTCTAAATTAGAAGAAAAATATCCTTTATAATATGGCAATCAAAAGTGAAAAAATCGTAGGTAAACAAATCATCAATGAGATTAATTCTTCCAATCTTAGTAAAACCGTTTATCATTTAGAAGAAAAGACCTTAACCGTTACCTTTAAAAACGGTACAGAGTATAAGTACGAAGACGTACCACACAAAGTTTACACTAAATTTAGACTATCAGAATCACAGGGTAGATATTTTAATACTGAAATATCTAAAAAGTTTAAATATGAAAAACTTACAAAGTAAAACTTCACTCTATTTATAACTTATGGAGATGGTAGATAAAATAATTTCAAGTTTTTATATACAGGATGAATTAAATCCTAAAATATGGGATGATGACGGTAGCGGCTCATACGCCATGAAACCTGAAATTAGAGATACCTTACTAAAAATATCAAATGAATTCATAGAATTTTTAGGTTTGGATATATTTGTCTCTGATATTACAATGACAGGTTCACTTTCCAATTATAATTGGTCTGAATTCTCAGATATTGATTTACACATACTATATGACTTTACCGAGTCTGGAGAACAAAAAAATTTATATAAAGAATTATTTAAATTAAAAAAGACGTTATTTAACTCCACCCACGATATTCTCGTCAAAGGATATGAAGCGGAATTATACGTTCAGGACTCCTCAGAACCACATTTCTCAACAGGAGTATACTCCGTATTATATGATGAGTGGATTAATGAACCAACTAAGGAAAGTGTGTCTATTGATGAGAAAAAATTAACTGAAAAGGCAAATCAATGGATGGAAATTATTGATACAGTTATTAGTAATGCCAAAGATGAGGATTTAGATACTGCGTTAGTAATAATAGATAAAGTAAAAGAAAGGTTAAAAAAATATAGAAGTTGTGGTTTGGAAAAAGAAGGTGAATACTCTTACGAAAACTTAGTATTTAAATTTTTAAGACGTAATGGTTATATTCAAAAATTATTCGACTTCACCAATGAATTAGTAGACAAAAATCTATCGTTGGAACAAGAAAACGAGTTATAAAACTACCTAAATATAGGAAATAATGTCAAATCCTTTATTACGGTATATTTATATATAAAAACTATTATGGGACAAGGATGTGACCCGGCAACGGAATATAAAGCTTTCTCAGGTTCGACTGAAACCGTTCATGCGGTTTATAGTAGAGCCGATGGAACAGAGGTGGTACAATGTAGTACCGTTAAACTTGGTGGAAACGGAGTTAATAATTAAACTAAAAAAAGAAAAATAATATAAAATGGGAGATTTAAAACCTATCGGAAGTGAAAAATTACAAGGTGATGAAAAGTTAAGACGCATCATGGAAATTGCACGTTATAACGATACTGAGCGTTCTGATATGAATGTTAATGAAACTGTTGATTATACTAGACAATTAGCAGATGGTAAATATTATAGTATTATTCATGAAAAAAATGGGTATATTATTAAATCAGGTTTAAATGAATCTGAAATGACTTATGACGAGCCGGCAGAAAATAGAAGATACCATTCTTCATATTCTAAGGCACTGAAGAAACTAAATTTGATTATTAAGGAAATGAATATACTTCATGAAAATGATGAAGGTTTAAATTTATTTGGTGAACAAGAAAAAAAGTTTGTACTAAAAACACCTAAACCTGAAGTTGAAGAACCTGTAATGGAACCAGAAATGGATTTAGATTTAGACATGGGTTCTGAAGGTGGTGAAGAAGAAATGGATTTAGACATGGATTTAGACATGGACTTAGGTACGGACGATGAAGGTGGTGAAGAAGAGTTAGATATGGATTTGGACTTAGACGCTGAATCACCTGCAGGTGAAGAGGAAATCTCAATCAAAGAAATTCAAAAACTAACAGGTAAGTTAGGTCAAAAATTAAGAACTATAGACCAACAAGATGGTTTAAGTTCTGAAGATATTAAATATGTGTTGAACTCAATTATCTCAGCGGTTGATTTAGAAAAATTAACTGAAGAAGATAAAGAAGATATTTTAGAAAATTTTGAGGATGACGAAATTGACTACGGTGTAGACGATGAGGCTGACTTAGATGTGGATGCGGGTGACGAACTAGACTTAGACATGGACTTAGATATGGACATTGAAGAACCAATGGATGCATCGGCTGAAGTAGGTGAGAAAGTAATTGATGAAATCTTTGCAGAATCTAAAATCGACAAAGTATTATCAAAGTACTTCGTAATTAGTGACGAAGAGAAAACATTGACTGAATCAAAAAATATCAAAAATTTTATTACTGAAAAAATTCAAAAAGTAACGGTAAGAAAAGAAATGAAGTCAATGTGTGAAACAGTAGAGCAAGAATTGACGGCAAACTTTTTGTTAAAAGAAAACAAAACAATTAAGTTTTTAGGAAAGACAAACAAAGGTAACTTAGTATTTGAGAACGACGGTCAACAGATTAAAGTCTCTCAAAAGGGTGAGTTATTATGAATTTAGTATACGTTAACGAACTTGGTCCCAACTTTAAAGGGGATAATATTTACGAGTTTATTTTTAGTGACGTTGACGATGTATGGGGTGAAGATTGGGATAAAGAACCTGCTAGTGGTGACCCAACTCCACCCCTTATTCATTTTATAAAGAAGGTTGGAGTATTAAGAAATTCAGGTATTGAGTTAAACTTAATCCAAAATTCAGATTTTTTCTCTGTTTATGATGCGGTGGAAGGTGTAATATCCTTAGCGTGGGAAGATAGTGAAACTACAGCCATAACAGAAGATAAATTCACTCGTTTAGTATTTAGATATGGTGATACTGTTAAAGAAGTGGAAGATAAGATATATGAAAGAGATATCATATTAACATATGAAAAAAATATTATAAATCATGAACAATAAAAAAATTTCAAGTTTATTAAATAAAGGTATTAAGTTTGAGTCATTAAAAATGTTAAATGAAACTCAAATCAATACATTATATAACGCAGTAATTGGGGAACAAGAAAGTTTAACTGATAAAGTAGATGATGTTAAACAGATGGGTGCTGAGTTATCACAGTTAAACCAACAAATAGACCAAACAATTCAAAAAATTGGTGAGGAAGATTCTGAAGAAGAACTAAATGAGTGGGGTAGTTCTGACCAACATTTTTTTAATCAATCAATTCACAAACAATTAGGTGAGCCTGAAAAAATGCCAAGCCCTTTTAGTCCTGAACTTGAAAGTGCCGTTGAAGATGCGGTTGATTTTTATTGGGATGATTGGGAAGAATACCAAATAGATAGAGATGGTTTATTAGTACATGGTAAAAGAGCGTATTTAAGAAGTTACTTTAGAGATGATTTTAACATGTTAGTGAAAATGTTTGAACCTGCCGATGAAAACGATGGGGAAATAGATGAAAACATAACATCGTCTAATGCTTTAGGTGATTTAGCAATGAAAAAATTAACAGGTCAAGAAACTCCACATGATGAAGATGATATGGCTCCTGATGGTATGGATGATGACTCCGATAATAATCGTTCAGAGATGGGTGAGGAAGTTGATGAAGAATTTAAATCAAAATCACAACAAAAATACTTCTTTGCGAAGTGTGAGGAAGAGGGTCCTAAATCTAAATGGTGTAAGATGGCCGATGAGTTTGCCGATGACACTAAAGATTTCAGTAAGCTACCTGAAAAAGTAAAAAAAGAAGAAATTAGACAAATTGAAGAATCTATTGTATCTTTGGTTAAGAAATACGTACCAAAGAGAATGAGTAAAAAAGATTTATTAAATTTAACTGAACAGTCACCTGGTACTAAGGAGGCTCCTGTGAAGACACCTACAAGGACTAAACCTGAAAGAAAGACACCTTACAAACCAAAACACAAACCAGCCCCTAAAGCGGGTGATACAAAAACTGCACCTACAAGGGTTAAACCTGGTACTAAAGAAAAACCAGACAGAAAAACACCTTACAAACCAAAACACAAACCAGCACCTAAAGCAGGAAAAAAAGAATTACCTAGCTTTTTAAAGTTTAACACATTAAATATAAAATTTAGAGATGAAAAAGAAGATTAAAGAGGCACCAATTGATTATGGTAACAGGCCAGAAAGAATGGCTCAAGATATTGAAGCAAAGATACAGGGTCGTGAAACACCTCTTTCAGATAATCCTGCGTTAGATATTGATATTGATGGTGATGGTGTTGTTTCTACATTTGAAGAATTATTAGCGTCAAAAAGGTTTAAAGATGTCGTTGATAAAGTTAAACGTTATACTGGTATTACTGACATCTCTAATCAAAACTCCCTTATGGAATTACAAATGATGTTGCAACGAGCAGTACAACAAGTAAAATCCATTGAGAATGATAACGAGGAGTATCTTGAAAACTTAGCGATTGACTTAGTCAAGAAAGAAATGGCACTTCCTGACGATGCATTCCAATTCGACGTAGAGTTATTATCAGGTATGGGTCAGATTGATACTTCTAAGATGAGACCTTCATCAGAAGAACCTGATGAGGAAGATATTATGAAGATGTTCGGTGATGAAAACTCTGACGACATGGAAGACGATATTGAAGCATTCATGGATGCTATGGATAAGTTTGACATGGAAAAGGCAAAAAGACGATTTATTAATTCTCTTATTCAGGGAGCATCAAAGAAGGGTCATTATATGTTTAGTTTAGTTCGTGAAGAATTGGACCGTTTAGACCCACAACTTTTGAATCTTTATGGTGTACTAATGTCTATTGCTGATTTAATGTATTGGATAGTACCTGACCAAATGGCACAAATGATGGCTGGTTCAGGTGAGGGTGTTCAGGGTTCTGAAGAAGTTGATGAAACTACTGACCCACCAACAATCAAAGCCAAGGGACTTTTCTTCCCTGTATTAATACATGAGTTAATTAAAGGAGTTTATGAAGTATTAGGTACTCAGGGATTACCTGATGACCCTAAAGCTGCTGAAATGGTTATGGGTTCTCAAGACACATTACCATACGAAATTTGGGATTTAAGGTTAGGTCCAGTTATTTGGGAAAGATTTGTCGAATCTTACCCTGAAGACTTATTTGCTGATGATATGAGAGAAATACAGAATTACTTATTTTCTCGTTTTTCTGCACTATCGACTGAAGAGTTCTTTGAAGTTGCAAGAGAAATTTTGACAAATTCAGAAAAAGGTGAAAAGATAGTTAAGAGAATGGTTGATGAAATCACTGAAGAATTACGTCAATATGATTTAGAAGACGCATTAGGTGGTATTGAAAACGATGAGGAAGACGATGATGAGTTTAGAGATTTTTTAGGTGGTCTTGGAATCGATTTAACATAAAAAATCTAAATCATGTATTATGGGTTTAACGAGAGAAAAAGCATTAGTAGAATACGCGAAAATAGTTAAGGATACGTCATATGCATTAAAGACATACTTACAAACATACGACAACACACAATCTCGTTACGTACCACTCGAACTTTTTCCTGACCAAGACAAATTAATTTTTGATTATGATAATTTTGAAGAAAATATTGCAATCAAATATCGTCAAGCAGGTGTATCAACAGTTACCGCAGCTTGGTCGTCTAAAAAATTAGTTACCGCTAAAAAGAGTAAACCAGAAAAGATACTAATCATTGCAAATAAATTAGATACGTCTATGGAATTTGCAAATAAGATACGTTCTTTTGTTGACCAATGGCCTGATTGGTTAGGGGTTAAATTTTCAAATGAAAAAAATTCACAAAGACACTTTAAGTTAAATAATGGATGTGAGGTTAAAGCGGTTGCAACTTCTAAAGATGCTCTGCGTGGGTATACCCCTACTATTCTTATTTTTGATGAAGCTGCGTTTATTGAAGCCGATGATGACTTTTGGTCTGCATGTATGGCTTCACTATCTACTGGTGGTAAAGTAATCGTAATATCAACACCTAACGGTTTTGACCGTATATATTATGCGATTTATGACCAAGCATTAAGGGGGATGAATGACTTTAAGATTACCGACATGTATTGGTATAAAGACCCTCGATACGCCAAAAACTTACAATTAATAAAGTGTAAGGACATTATACACTATATGTTAAATCGTGATGACTATAACGATAGTGAAATTATTATTGACTATACACATATAGACCCTAGACAAAGAGATTTTGAAGAAATTAAAAATTATTTTGATAAGGGATATAAACCATACTCCAGCTGGTTTGAGTCTATGGCTAAAAAACTTAAGTTTGACCGTAGAAAAATTTCTCAGGAGCTTGAGTGTAACTTTTTAGGTTCAGGTGACAATGTAATTCCTAATGAAACTATTGAAAAGTTAAAAGAAAACCATATTATGCCACCAGAGAATAAGTTTATGGGTGGTTCACTATGGCAATGGAAAGAACCTATTGCTAATCATAAGTACATAATGGGAATAGACGTTTCTCGTGGTGACAGTGAGGATTTCACAACGTTTTGTATTATTGATTTTGATGAAAGGGAACAAGTTTTAGAGTATTTAGGGAAAATACCACCTGATGTTGCCGCTGAAATTGCATTTAAATGGGCAACTATGTATAATGCGTTTGTGGTTATTGATATTACGGGAGGTATGGGAGTATCAACGTCCCGAAAACTCCAAGAGATGGGGTATCAAAACTTATATGTAGAAGGTGTGAATGCTGCAGACAAATGGAAATACAACCCTAAGGCTATGGAAAAGATACCTGGTTTAAATTTCAATAGTAAACGTGTACAAATTGTTGCCTCCTTTGAGGAATCTTTAAGACACGATTATAAGGTTCGTTCAACAAGACTTTTAAATGAATTAAATACGTTTGTTTATGTTAACGGTAGACCTGACCACATAAAAGGACAACATGATGATTTGATTATGGCAATGGCTATGGCGATATACGTAGGTGAAAATTCATTTACTTCTTTAGAGAAAGTGACTGAACAAACTAAAGCGATGGTTGATAGTTGGTATGTACAAGAAACACCGGTAACTAACCCAGTAGATAATTATAATCCTTCTCTGTCGGCATTACCAAATGACCCCTATAGAAATGGTCGTACAGGTAACGCAACGAAAAGTGATTATGAAAACTATTTATGGTTATTCGGAAGTAGAAGATAAAAGATTGAATTATTGTAGAATATTACTACTATTTATATAAAAAAACAAAATGGCAGAAAATAACTTTACTGTTTGGCAGAGATTAACCAAAGTATTTGGTCCCGATTCAACATTGGACCAACAGCCACCTGTTTACAATTTTGATAAGAAAGAATTATTAAAAACACGTGATAAGGAGGAGTATGATAGAGAAAAACTTGAAGCACAACAAACACTATACTTAGGTCAACAATGGCAAAAAGTTGAAAATAACTTATATACTCAGGCGGTATATTATGAACCAACAAGATTGGCAGCGTTTTACGATTATGAGAGTATGGAGTTCACACCTGAAATTTCTGCGGCTCTTGATATATACGCTGAGGAATCAACAACAGCTAACGAAGACGGTTACATATTACAAGTTTTTTCCGAGAGTAAAAGAATTAAATCGGTACTAACAGATTTATTTAATAATAGATTAGATATAGACACTAACTTACCGATGTGGACAAGAAACACCGCTAAGTACGGTGATAACTTTGTATACTTGAAATTGGACCCTGAAAAAGGTATTGTGGGTGGACAACAATTACCTAACATTGAAATCGAAAGATTGGAAAGAGGAATGAAATCCTCACCTGGTCAATATGGTATTCAACAACCAACAGGAGACGCTGACGAAGATGCGTTAAAATTCAAATGGAAGGTTAAGGATATGGAATTCAATACGTGGGAAATTGCCCACTTTAGATTATTGGGTGATGACCGTAAACTTCCTTATGGTACTTCTATGTTGGAAAAAGCCAGAAGAATATGGAAACAACTTATTCTCTCTGAAGATGCTATGTTAATATATAGAACATCTAGAGCACCTGAAAGAAGGGTGTTTAAAGTATTTGTTGGTAATATGGATGACAAAGATGTCGAACCGTATGTACAAAGAGTTGCCAATAAGTTCAAACGTGACCAAGTTGCTGACCCTCAAACAGGTAATGTCGACCTACGTATGAACCAAATGGCCGTAGACCAAGACTATTTTATACCTGTTAGAGACCCTAACGCTCCAAATCCGATAGATACCTTACCAGGTGCTACAAACCTATCAGAAATTGCGGATATAGAGTATATTCAAAAGAAATTACTCACAGCATTAAGAGTACCAAAGGCATTCTTAGGTTTTGAGGAGGTCACAGGTGAAGGTAAGAACTTGGCTCTACAAGATATTCGTTTCGCTCGAACTATTAATAGAGTACAAAGGTCTATGGTACAAGAGTTAAATAAGATAGCAATAATTCACTTATATATTTTAGGATTTGAAGATGAATTACAAAACTTCACATTAGGTTTAACTAATCCATCGTCACAAGCTGATTTGTTGAAGGTGGAACAATGGCAACAGAAGATTCAGTTATATAGAGATGCAACTACTGACCCAGGTAATGGTATCCTTCCTGTTTCATCATCATGGGCTAAGAAACATATTCTTGGGTTCTCTGATGAGGAAATCAAACTTGACCTACAACAACAACGTATCGAAAGGGCGGTTGCAGGTGAGTTAGAAAAAACTCAAGAAGTTATTGTCAATACAGGTATCTTTGATAACCTTGACAAACTATATGGTCAGAAAGATACTAAACCTGAAGGTGAATCCGATACTGAAGGAGGAGACGACTTCGGTGGTGGAGGTGACTTCGGTGGGGGTAGTGACTTCGGTGGTGATTTAGGTGGCGATTTAGGTGGTGATTTAGGTGGTGAACCCGCTGGCGAAGTAGGTACTGGTAGTGAACCCGAATTAGCACCTGAGACATTTGTTAAAAATAAAGACTTAGATTTAATCTTAGAAGATTCGACATTGTTCGGTCAAGATGAGACTATTGACCTATCAAAAGGTAGAGATTCATTAGGTGAGATGGAAGAAAAATTAAACAACTTACTTAAATAAAGTATATTTATAAATAAAAATGATTATGAATAAATTTGGTCAAATAAAATCTAAGATTGAAAGAGTATTAATTTCAACATACGGAAAGTCATCTTTTAAAACTAATATGTCAGGATTTAAATCTAAAATATTAGGGGATAAAAACTTAGCGGAAGCGTATTACCTTTATGATGAATTAAACTCACAAAAGGGGTTATCTAAAGAAGTTGCAATAATATACTTAAATGAGTCTTTTGAAAAATTAAATGACATTATTACAAATAATAAAGAAAAAATCGAAGAGTTATCTAAATGGGTTAATTCTATATTAGATGAGTCTGTTGAAAACAGTTATAAAGATATCGATAATATTATATACGAAAAATCTTTAACTAAGTTAGAACAGGTTGTCGAATCAAAATTAAAGATTCAAACCACACTTACAGAAACAAAGATTGAAGATGTAATCAAAGAATCGGTAAACTTACCATTATCCACAATGTTGAAAATTGCGTCGAATACCTTTAATAAAGAATACGATAATATTAATGAAACTGAAAAGGAAGAATTAAAAGGATTACTTTCAATGACTAAAGAAGAAATTACTAAAGAAATGACTGAATTAAAAGAATCGGTTATCGGTAAGCTTCAATCAACATTAAACGAAAATAGTGATAACGAATTAAGTGAAAAAGTTAATAATACTATTTCTAAGATTAATGAAAGTGAAAACGATTTAGTTTCACTATACAAACTCAAACAATTACACGAAGGGTTATAGATTAATAAAGGGTTCAGATTTCTGAATCCTTTATTTTTTGTACATACTTGGCCTTTTGAAATTTCTTTCTTTTTTTAGAACTTGGTTTTTCATAATACCTATCATCTCTAAGTTTATTAAGTTGTTTAGTCTTAATGAACTTTCTTTTGTACTCTTTAAGTGCACGTTCTATACCACCTTTTTTATTTACTTTTACTACTAACATATGTTCCTATTATAGATAAATAGTTTTTTAATGTCAATTTTGACTAATGGAGTAAACTTTATTATTATTTTACTAACAATAAACAAATAAGACATATGGAAATATATGAAAAAAGGAAAAAGTTCAAAGTTAGATATCTTTGAAAATGCTAAATGTAATTATGGTACTGTAGATGCTCATAATCTTAAATCAATCTACATAACTATACAGTCGTGGATTCAACCAAAAATAGAATCAGATAATTGGAATAGGATAAATGGTAACTTAAATAGAAATATTAAACATAACTTATTAGAGTCCGTCGACCCCTTAATATTTGAATCACACAACATTGTTGATTTAGATTTACGAAGTAGTGGAATTCAGATTGGTAAAAAATCTTTTATGAACTTAGAAATTACTTTATTTTTAAAGGAACATGTTGATTTTAAATCACCTATTTTACGAGATAGAATTAAAAAAATAACTACGTCAATATATAAAGATGAGTTACATAATTCAAACTATTTTACACTATCTAAGACCAAAACGAAAAATAAGGAATATTTATCATAAAGACCTTTTTTCGTGAAAATTAAAATTACAGAATCACAACTACAAAATTTAACAAGGGTCATCAACGAAGCCAACACGGCCGTTGATGACCTCAATAATCTTATTGACCCGTCTGATTTCACATTTGATGAAGATTATACTCGTGTGACATTAGACAAAGTAATGTTGGTAGGTGAGATTGAAGATGGTCTTAGTGTTCATGTGGAGATAGATAAGGTATTTTATTATTATGGTGAATCACCATCAGACGTAACGGGATTTGCAGAGACATGGGCATTAAAAGACCATAACACAGGTGAAGACTTAGCATTGGGTCGGGCTATTAGTTTACACATTGTAGAGATTATGAACCGAAAATATACAAAGTATATTGGTGTCGAAATTAGCGAGTGGGACATTGTATATGGTCAACACTTTAACTAATTACCATTTCTGAGTATTTATAATAAAGATTAAATGATATGAGAGTTTTAGGACCACAAGATATAGGTAAAGGAATATTGATTGAATGGGACGCAGGATATGTGAATCCCAATGATAGCCGTAATGCCGATGTAATCAAAGAATCGTATGGTCAGTTAGACCACTCTAAACCATTTGAGTTTTATGCGGTATTACAAAAATTCGACACACCAAATAGAAACGGTCGTGTTTATCCAGAAAAGATTTTACGTAGAGAAGCTGAAAGATATAATGAAGCGATTAAAAAAGGGTTATCAATATCTGAACTTAATCACCCTGAGTCTTCATTAATAGATTTGGACCGTGTATCTCACCTTATCACAGAAATGTGGTGGGAAGGTAATACATTAATGGGTAAGATTAAATTACTCACATCTCCAGGGTTTCATCAAACAGGTGTTGTGTCCTGTCCTGGTGACCAAGCAGCTAACTTAATGAGACAGGGTGTCACTATGGGGGTATCTTCACGTGGTGTCGGTTCATTGGCTAAGAAAGGTGAAAGAAATGAAGTTCAAGAGGACTTTGAACTTATATGTTTTGATTTGGTGTCATCACCATCTACACCTGGTGCTTACTTATTCCTTAATAAAGACGATAAAGGTAAGTACGAAGAGAACTTAGAAGAAGAAAAAAGACCTGAACCTGAAGCAAGATTAGACGGAGGAATGGGTGCATCTATTGACTTAATGAAAAGATTATCTCATTATTTAGATAATTAAAAAAATATAAAAACATGGATGAAAAATATTTCGTAGCAAAAATTCAGTATGACCTACCTGATGACAACACTGGGAAGATTAAAAAAATTAGAGAAGAGAAACTAGTAAAAGGTTACAACGTAACCGAAGTGGAATCTAAAGTAACTAAAAAGTTTGAGGGTTTTCCACATGATTGGAGAATCACTGCATGTTCTGAAAGTAAAATCGACGAGGTTTACGAATAACAAAAATCAAACCAAAAAACTAAAGAATCGGAGGGTGACTTCCGATTTTTTTTATGCTTATATATTACAAAAATGATATTTTTTGTGTTTTGGTAATATTTATATGATAATAATCAATAAACAATTGCGCAAAAAACAAAAAATGGCAAACGAAACTAAAAAATCATTAGTTGAAGAGGCACTACTACAAATGAAAAATTTGGAGGAAGCCGTAACAGAAAACGCAAAAGGAATACTTGCTTCTACTATGAAGGAAGAAATCAGTGAATTAGTAAAAGAATCGCTCTCTGAGGAAGAGGAGGTTGACGCAGTCGAAATGGAAGAAGGTTCAGAAATGGAAAAAGAGTCAGAAATGGCTGAACAAGAAATGGAACTCGACATTGAAGACGAAGTAGAAGATGAAATGGACATAGAAATGGACATGGATTCTGATGAAGATTCTGAATTAGACATGGAAATGGATGACGAGGAGATGGACATGGATGACGTAGAAGATATGTTAGACATGGACTTACCTGGTGATGAAATGGAAGTGGATGGTGAAGAGGAAATTCTTTTACCTCTTGATTTAACAGGAGCATCAGACGACGAAATCTTAAGGGTTTTCAAAGCTATGGGTGAAGAAGATGGAATTATCGTTTCTCAGGATGGTGATGAAGTTACACTTAAAGATGATGAGGCTGACGTTGAATATAAAATCCAAATGGAATCAGAAGATAAAGAGGAAGAAATGTACGAAAGTGACATGGAAGAAGAAATGTACGAAAGTGACATGGAAGAAGAAATGGACGAAGTTGTTTACGAACTCGAAGTATCTGAAGAAGACGATATGGAAGAAGGGTATAAAGAAGAGGAAATGGCTGAAGGTCAGGGTTATGATGACCGTGAAGACGAAAGATTGGCAATGAAGCATGGTAAAATGGCTGACAAGGATTTAGATTCTATGAGGGCAAGAAGAGACGATGCTGATTTTGAAGTTAGAGAAGAAGATGACATGGAAGAAGGTGAAGCTACTGAAGGTATGGTGAGAAGTCACGCTGCTGGACAGAAAGCATCTTCTAACAAATCTAAAGGTTTACCAAAACCACACTCAATCCCTAATAGAGCTCGTTATAACGAGTCTACAAAGAAAGAGATTCAACAACTTAGAGAAAAGAATGAAGAGTACCGTAAGGCACTTAACATCTTTAAAGAGAAGTTGAATGAGGTTGCAGTATTCAATTCTAACTTGGCTTACGCTACACGTTTGTTTACAGAAAACACTACCACTAAGCAAGAAAAAATCAATATCCTCAGAAGATTCGATTCGGTAGAAACATTGAAAGAATCAAAAGGACTATATAAAACTTTGAAAGAAGAATTCGATGGCAAGTCAGCAAATACAATTTCAGAATCTATGTCTGAAAAAGTATCTAAGACACCTGTTAAAGGTTCATCTTCAAATCTTATAGAGTCTAAGACATATGAGAATCCACAGTTCATGAGAATGAAGGATTTGATGTCAAAAATAATTAAATAAAATAAAACTTAAAATTAAAAATTACTAAAATGGGAGCATTATTAGAATCAGGTCTTGTAGGTAACATTGGGTTAAAACACCTAAAAGTTATCAAAGAAGACACAATCAACAAATGGGACAAGTTAGGTTTCTTAGATGGCTTGAAAGGTCACTTGAGAGAAAACGTAGCACAATTATACGAAAACCAAGCGTCTCACTTAATTAACGAAGCAGCAAACGCTTCTGACTCAGGTTCATTTGAAACTGTAGTCTTTCCTATCGTTAGAAGAGTATTCTCGAAATTACTAGCTAACGATATTGTATCAGTACAAGCAATGAACTTACCAATCGGTAAATTGTTCTACTTCGTACCTAAAATCCAGAACAGAAACAATGATGGAACACACGTAAAACCATACGGTGCACCAGGTGGTCCAACTGAAACAGATTCAAACTACGATGGTGGTAAGAATTTGTACGACCGTTTCTACGAAGGAGAAACTCCAAATTCAGACCCAGCAGGTCTTTTCGATTACTCGAAAGGTGCTTACTCAGCTATCACAGCTGATTTAGCAAACGTAAGATGGGTTAATGGTGTATTATCAGGTGGTACACAAGCTGATAATTTCTACACAGGTTCAACACCAGCTGGAGGTTTCAGACAAGTATTGGTTAAATTATCAGGTTTCCAATCAGGAGGTGCTGGTAAATTAATCGGTCCTGATGGTCAAGAAATGGATACTGAAGAATTCTTAGCTTCTTTAGAAGTTTTTGAAGGTTCAACTTACTACAACTTTAATGTGGTAACACAGAAGTATGGTGAAGGTATCGTTCAGTACGGTGCTGAAGCATCAACTAACTTCCCTGGTGGGAAATATGACGATATCTGTAACGCAGCAGGTGAAATCTACTTATCTGTAGATGTTTCATCTCCAGCGGCTATGGGTTCTCAGTCTTTAGACGGTTACACAGGTACTACATTTACTGCTGTACCAGCATTCGACGCAACATACAGAATCTACAAAACGTTAGAATTTGAAGATGCAATTGGTGAAGTTTCTTTCGACCTTGAAGCAGTTACTGTTTCTGTAACAGAAAGAAAATTAAGAGCACAATGGTCTCCAGAACTAGCACAAGACGTTTCTGCATTCCACAACATCGATGCTGAAGCTGAATTAACAGCTTTATTATCTGAGCAAGTGGCAGCGGAGATTGACCGTGAAATCTTAAGAGACTTGAGAAAAGGTGCGGCTTGGTCATTACGTTGGGATTACAACGGATGGAAGAGAGTATCTAATGGTTCAGTTAACTATAACCAAAAAGACTGGAACCAAACGTTGATTACTGCAATTAACCAAATCTCGGCTCAAATTCACAAATCAACTCTTAGAGGTGGTGCTAACTGGATTGTAGTTTCTTCTGAAATTTCAGCAATCTTTGATGACTTGGAATACTTCCACGTATCAAATGCGGCACCAGACCAAGACCAATACAACATGGGTATTGAGAGAGTAGGTACGTTATCAGGTAGATATCAAGTTTACCGTGACCCTTACTTCCCACCTAACACTGTATTGATGGGACATAAAGGTTCTTCTTTATTGGATACAGGGTACGTTTACGCACCATATGTACCATTACAGTTGACACCAACTATGTATAACCCATTCAACTTTACACCAATCAAGGGTATCATGACTAGATACGCTAAGAAAATGGTTAATAACCGTTTCTATGGTGTTATTACAGTTGATGGTGTTAGAACGTTCGATATGAACTCTTTAAGATAATATATCTTAATACCAATAATAAAGGGGACCAAATGGTCCCCTTTTTTTATTTAGTATACTTTCTTCTACAGTGTGGAGAGTCTTCTCCGTAGTACATACACCTTAAAATCTCATTTTCAACTCTAAGTGGTTGAAATTCATCCCCATCACTTGGTCTATGACCTTTAGTTATTGCCTTTCTAATTATCATTTCGTTACTGACAACTTTACTAATCATATGATTTCTGTCCATTAATAAATTAATTACTATATTTTTAAATTTATGGCATAAAAAAAGGGAGTTAAACCCCCTTTTTCCCAACTAAACTAATATCATCCTTCAGTTTTGACTTCAGGTTCACCTGTTGGTTCCTGATGTTCACTGGCTGGTGAAGTCAGTGTTCTGATAGCCTTAGAGACCGTTTCAGATTCTTCAATATTAAACGCTCCTCGAGTGTGTGACGCTCTTGCTGCCTGAACTAAGATGTATAAACCTTGGTCAGGTGTTAGATTTTCAATAAACGAGTTAAGGTCATCCATATTGTTGTAGTTAATTGTGTTAAACAATTGACCAATTGGTTTAGGTCCCTCTTGTACGTTTTCGTCGGTGTCTTGAGTTAATTGTTCACTCGTTGTTTGTTCTTCTACTACTGTATCAGTAGGTGATGTTGTTTTTTTACTTTTTGCCATTTTGAGAAATATTGTTTTGTTTATCTATTTCGTAATATTTATATAATGTATAATAGAAAATATACAATAGTCAAGTTATGAGTAAATATATTCTAAGTGAAGATTTAGCGGTTTGGTTCGGAAATAAAAAGAAAAAGAAAGGTTCATCACAACCTAAAGGTCCGTGGGTTAATATTTGTAAGAAAAAGAAAGGTGGAGGTCACCCTCCTTGTGGAAGAAAAGACTCGGATAAGGGTGGATACCCAGTATGTAGAGGTGCCGGTGTGGCAGGAAAGATGTCACAAAAAGAAAAAGATTCTGCATGTCGTAGAAAAAGAGAAAAAGAAAAAAAAGATACTCAATCGGGTAAAGGACAAAAACCAACTAGAATCAAAGTTAAAAACTATAAAAAAGAATCTATTGATAAATTAACATATATGATATTAGAATCGATAGTGAATGATAGTGTTTTATGTGATAATTGTGGTTGGAATTGGAAGATAGAAGATGGTGGTGATGATTTATATATGTGTCACAAGTGTGGTAATGATAATACACCTAAAATCACTGAAGATGACACTAAAGAGGTAAACCCTTCTAGTAAAGTAATTAAAAGTATTTGTGATTCCAAAAAATTCTGTAGTGCTCAAGGTCCAATTACTTTTGGACAATTAAAGAGTATTGTGTCTGCCGCCAGAAATAAAAGATTAGCCAAACATATTGGTGAAGGTGGGTTTAAAGCGTTCATACGTTTATTACCGTGGTTTATACCTCAAATAGTAATTGCAGGTATGGTTGGTTCGGGAATGAGAGCATTTAATAAAATTTTAAAACCAACATTAAAAGAAACTCCAACATATAAATCATGGTGGTCAAAGACCATAATGAGTATTTTTAATATCGCTGAAGGTGATTTGGGAGGTGTTGACCCACTTAGTAAAATTTTCTTTATTAGTGATGGGTTAATGAAGTTAATGGATGAGAGTAACAAGTTAAAATTTGCTTACCATATTTCTGAAATAGCTTCTGATAGACCTGATGATGAACCAGTACCTGAATTTTTTGTTGAAAATGAGTTAAGGGATTGGGTGAATAAAAGGTTCTTATTAGACCCACCATTGGCACCAAAAGAACTTCAAAATTTTGATGATGTTGTTATTCCATCTAAAAAGTCAGATGATGAGGTAAAGTTAATTGAGACTTTATTACGTTCATATACTAATGATGTTGAAACAATGTCTGAAGATGTTAAATACCATATTGATAATAACATACCTTTGAGTGAGAATATTTTCAGGACTGGTTCACCAAAATACTTTGATGTTATTAATGAAGCAAGAAAGTTGAGAGAAAAAGGACTTTATAAGAATGAGTTAGATAACGAGTTGTTGGATAGTGATTTGGGTAAGTTCTTTATATACGAAGGTGAGAGACTACCTTTGGATTTCCCAATGATTAATGAGGCAGAATATAAGGGTAAGAAAGTAGAATTAGGTAAACCTAAGAGTGGTGGTTCTAAGAAGTGGTATGTATACGTTAAAAACCCTAAGACGGGTAAAGTTAAAAAGGTTAGTTATGGTTCTCCTGTTATGACCGCTAAATGGAATGACCCAGGTGCTCGTAAGTCATTTGATGCCAGACACCAATGTGCAAAGAAAAAAGACAAAACTAAAGCTGGATATTGGGCATGTAGAGCACATAAAGATTTTGGTAAGAATGTACCTGGAAGATTTTGGTAATGATATACAAACAGAAAAATATTAGTAATCATAAATTTAGAAGAGTATTTACAGAAAATGTGGATTCTGAAGAATTAATATGGCATAGAGACACAAGTGACCGTAAGGTATTTGTGGAATCATCTGACGGTTGGATGTTGCAGATGGACGAGGAGTTACCTCAGGTCTTGCAAGAGGGACAAACATACATTATCCCTAAGATGGTGTATCACAGAGTAATTAAAGGTACTGGTGACCTTAAAATTACTGTTGATGAGGGTTTTAACAAATTTAGGGTACCAAAAGTGGTCAGAGAATCAGTTAAGAAGAACTTATATAGAATTAAAAAGTCAGGTGTGAATATGAGAATCGCCACGACACTTTTGGAGAATCAGTATGTGTCAAGAGAAATATTAGAAGAAATTAAATCTTTTTGTGATAAGTCTTATATTACAGAGAGTCGGAACCCTAAAGATGAAAAAGAAAATATAACTTATCTATCTTATGGGGGTATAAAGGGTTACGAATGGGTAATCCATTCTCTACTTTAAGGATGGGGTAACACTTAATGGTTTTGGTGTTACAACATATTCTTTACTATATGTCTCAGGCATTTCGTCATAAATGTAATCCATAGCTCGTTCTACTGAGCTGGCATTTACCTCCATTAAGACTTCATCACCTTTCTTTAATTGATATGTTGTTGTTGAGTATGACACTATTTTAAAATTTTATAGTACAAATATAGTATTTATTTTTTAAGTTAACAATACTTTCCTGAACATCTTTTTTTACCGTCCAATCCTGGCATCTTACCTTTACATACTTGAACGGCATATCCATTAGCATATGCTGAAGGATAAACATCATATTTCGCCTTTGCCGCGTTTTTACCACGTGAACATAGGGTTGTATCTTTCTTCTTTTTCTTTTTAGACTTCTTCTTTTCGTCTATTACTCGTTTAACAATTTGTTCAAGTTGTTCCTCAGTTATCCTTATCTTTCTCATTTTTTGTTTACGATTTGGAATTGTAGTTCTCTTTTATAAGTATTAACTTCTCTGTCAGTGTTCACTTTGATATCTATAAAATATTCATTTGGTATCTTATCAGTTGTGTCGAATACGAAGTAAAACCCGTCAGCCGTCCTATTAATTTGTGTCCAATCTTGAACCTGAACTTCGGTGTTACCTTCTTTGACATATATTCTATAGTAACAGTCAACATGTTTTAGAACTTCCTTAGAGGTGTACGCCTTTTTAAGTGTCACATTAACTTTTCTAATATCTGTATTAAGAATTTTTTCATTTTGTAGAATACCATTAAAATCAAAACCATAAATTGATGGTTCTTCAGTTCTAGTACCTATTGTAAAATAATCCACATTTTTAAGTAACACGAATTCATTCTCTATCGGTGTAATAGTATCACCATTATATGCCAATTCTCTCCAATTATCATAATACATACATGGGGTATTTGAGGACGTTATTGCAGATACTGTTACCTCATAAACACCATTAGACCTACTACAAGCGGTCAATGTTTGAATTATATTATCACTTTCATCAAGAATATCCACTTCAGGATTATTGTCTAAAATAATTGGGTTACCATTTGCATAGGCGTAAAGATAAAGTTTATTACTTTTACCTTCATAAAATGTATATCTATCATCCTGTATTAAGTCATCATAGTTTGTCTCTAAGAATGGCTCATAAAAGGTCTGAGTGTGACGAGAGAAAAACCCAACAGAATAATTCTCAGTCATACCTGTTATGTTTTCTACTTCAGGAACAAATGCAACTCCCCACCCTGTAACTCCTGTAGTTGCACCGGATAAAACGTCATTAATCTCATTAGTCATATCAAACTCAATATCCTCATCACCAAATTCAAAGTGTTGTCTATCAACAATAGTTAGTGCAGAATAATTTAATCCAATAGTTGGACCTGTTTGTGTATTTGAATTATCATATAATCCATTTACTGACCAATTTTTAACAGTATTTCTTTGGTACCAATTTACCGGTCTATCTGAAAACGATTTATTACCTTCAAGTGCGTCTTTTGTGTTGTAATAATCTTGACCTACACCCTCATCCCATGTTTGGGAATCGCCAGTGGAACCTGAAACTTTAGGTATTCTAAATAATATTAAGTCGAATGATGTCGCCCTTCTTCTACCATTAGACCAAGTTGAATTTAATAATTCTTTATCAAAAGAAGACGTGTTAGTCATTCTTAAGGTATGTGTCATGGACGGAGTACATCCTGTAGAAATTGTACCGTTAGAAAGTTTAGTTTGTAATTCTTCTAAGTCTATATCAAATATAAAACGTGAGTAACCTTTTGGTGTATTTAAATTATCTACTCGACCAAAAAATAATTCAACAACAGGATTTTGACCTGTGTTTGTATATGAGTTAAAAATTAACGTATCGTTACGTTTAAAATATGACTTGTAAATTGACATTATTCGTTTTTACTATAAATACTTAGTTTATACGAATATTCTTATTTAATATTTTTGTACTGGCATCTAACAGTTCTTTTAGTAAGTCACTAACATTGGTACCGTCAGAACTAACAGGTACCGGTGGTAAACCAGGGAATGGATGAACATGAGTCGCGAGATATCTAACAATTAATTCAATAAGTACCATAAGTTCCTCACCTCTAACCACTGAAGACGTCTTAGGTTGTATCTCTTCAACTAACTTTGTTTGGTCTATACCATATAATGTATTATTTAAATTAATTTTACTTTTGGATGGGTTAGTAGTATTGTGAGATAAGAAATATAGTTGGTTTGCACCCATAACACTAACAGTATTATCCTGATTTATAATATCTTTGGGTCTAAAATCATTCTTTTTTATTTTAACGGGAACATTAGTTTTACCTGTTTTATCATAAACTAATCCGAAGCCATTAGTGTTTACTGTAAACTCTGTTGGTTTTACTAACATATATATACTTTTCAAGCGACTAAGAGATATAACACTAGATTCGTTTCGATTTTCTATGTTGGCACGATAGTATAATGGAAATTGATTATTAATCAAAAGACCATTTTCCATTCTACCGTTCATTACGTTTTTAATGAATTTATTAACTTTTTCGGCGACTTCTTTTTTTGTTAACTTTGTAAATTGTTCAATATGTTGGATTTGTTTAAAAGAATCTAAATCAGTGTTGTTTCTTATAGAATCCGCACTTGTTGTACCCGATATTTCATCTGGTAATAGATTATAAAGTATGATTTGACCTGTAAACGCATTGAATAAATTTTCAGGATTAAATACTTCGTATTCGATTAACTTTTTAGTTTGAGTATTTTCATTAACTATAGAATATCGAGTATCTACTCCGGCAAATCGTTCTAATGTCTTGTAATTACTTAACTGTAAAAATGCTCTGTCAGATTTAGGTGTGGGTTTTTGTTTACTATTAAAGGTATTATGTTTACCCGCTCTTATTAAAATTTCACCATCCACTCCTTGGATATCATCAGAACCTTTTAATATGATATCAGAATTACTTCTACTTAAAATTGCAATATCAATAGGTCTTGGATATATACCTGAAGAACCAATATTATTACCACTATTATTAGTATCGTTAATTGGTGGAAGATTCTTATTTCTTGTACCTGAACTTAAAAAAGTTTCTGAAGAATTAGCATCTTCAAATTCAATCGTTGTTGGTGATGAAAATGGTCCTTGAATGTAAAATTGTCCTTTTAAATCTTTATCATTTGGGTTTGTGTAAATGACGTGAACATACTCGTCTTTTTTTGGTACTTGATAAATAAAGTATGGTATTAAAGGTAAAAATACAAAGGGGTCATTTCTTTTCCATTTATCTTTTGATTCATCAAAACCAGGAACAGAATTTAACTTATCGGCAATGTTTTGGTCTTCAGGATAAACCCTTATTCTACCCAACATAAAGGGGTCGTCAGTATCTTGTACTGTACCATGATAGACTATTTGTCTAAAATTCTTTGGTGAATAGTTATTTGAACCATTACTTATGTTACCTGGTATTGCCATCTTTTAATTACCTCTTTTTTTATACTCTTTTAAAATACTATTATATAAATTTTCTGTAGAATCTAAATGGTGGGATAACTTAATCAACAAACCTTTAGTCTCTTCAAAATCTTTTGATAACTCGGTTAAAACTTCTTTTAACTCGTTATTACTCTTACTCTTAAAATTAGATATTATATTTTTTATTCTTTCTTCTTCCATCTTAATAAGATTTACCACTAGCCTTAACAGGTAATGTAGTCCCACCGACCACCGCTAATGGGGGTATTGTGATTTCTGTTTTACCATTTTCTTGCATTTCTTTATGTTGACCATTAATTTGTGAACTCATAAATTGATTCATTACATTAGGTACACCACCAGGTAAATCACCTGTAGGTATACCTGATTTTTGTAACTCCTCAATTATGTTAGCTAACGACCTAGTCTCCGACATACCAGGTAAAAACTTAGATAAAGATAATGTAAATGCTGGTAAACCTAAGTTAAGTTGGCTACCGGCCAAACTTAGTAATTGTAATAATTCGTCAACAACACTTTTACATTGTCTCCAATCGGTAACTAAATCACGAATTATTAAAACTGCATTTATTATTGAGAATATCATTCTTGCTTGTGCATTTTTAGATTCAGTTGCAATCTCCATAAGAATAGTTTGTACTAATTCAGATAGATTCTTTTTAATTTCATTGAAAAGTTCTTCAACAAAAATGGCCCCGATTTTACTCATCAACTCAACTACAAAGTTTTTAAAATAAATAAAGAAATCTTCTAAAGTGTCTATTTTATCGGCAATTTGATTTTGTACCGATTTAAATACTATCATTACACCTAACAAACTCTTAGGTGATAAAATTAATTCCAGTATTCCTTTTGGTATTATACCTAATAAATCAAACTTAACAGACGCATTTATATTTATATTAGGTACTAATAACTTCCATTCTTCGTCATTTGATAAGTCATCTATTAAACTTTTAAACGCCTCTAATTTTTTAGTTTCAGTAGTTTCATTTCTAACGTTCTTAATACCGTTAATAATTGCTTCGGTGTTTATTGGTAATTTTACATCGTCACAATCTGTAAATTCAGTAACACCTTTTTGTATATTATCTAACTGATTTTCAATATTACGTAAATCAGTACTGTTTAACTCAAAAAAACTTTCATCAATATTATCGGAAACCGATAATTTGGCAATACCTGATACGTCAATCTCTTTTGTGTTATCAAAACAAAGACCTAATATACGTTGTAATAATTTCTCAATTTTTAATTGTTCTCTATCTGTGTCTAAATCCACATTTAAATTTACTGACACTGCGTTTGTTAACCTATTTATTAATATAGTTATTAATTCATCAATATCTAAAATATTGATGGAAGTATAGTAATCTTGTAAAAATTGAGTAATACTACCAACCCCACTAGTGTTACCTTTAAGGGTGACTTTATAAAAATCACCATTATTACCATTATTATCCGTATTAACATATTCAATGTCAAAAATCTGATTGTTTGACGCGCCAATATAACTCGAACCACCATATTGATTGGAGAATGACACACCTACTTGTTGTAATCTATTATATAACTCGCGATTCATCGAGTATGGTGATGTTCCGTTGGGGGTTATAAATTTTTCATAAAGTATCGAGCCATCATCACTATTAGGGTCTTCAAATAACTTTTTATAAAGGTCAATTGATTGTACTCTAATATATAATGGGTCCCCTGTAAATTGTTGTTCTTCGGAACAACCGGCAGCCTTTATTGTTTCTTTTATGAATAATTCTTGAATCCTTAGTTTGGTATTCAGTATTGTTTGGCTGTATATATCAAAAAGTTGATTTATACTTTTACTGTCACCACCTTTAGATGACGCAATCATAAAAACCTCAGTTAATTGGTCTAATTGTGTTTTAACTTTTGACTGTAGTTGTTTTTTTTTCTCGGCAGTTATACCATCTACGGTGTCACCCCATTCGTTAAGGTTACTAAACGTCTTATCTTTAGATTTTTCAAAATTATCTAAACTGGTATTTTTTTTAGATTCCGCCTCATTTTTTCTGGTTTCAACAGTTGTCTGAAACGACTTAATTTTAGACTTTGCGTTTTTATAATCATTTTCTGTATCTAAACCCATAATGAATAATTTAATCTAGTTTATACCCTTCAGTATTACCCTTACTGGTGTCAGAATCCTTTTCAATAAGTGCTGAGAGAACATCGTCATCCATATCGGATATATTAAATGACTCCTCTGATGTGTTTTGAGATTTTTCCCAAATAGATGACTGTAATTTTGACAACGATAGTTTTTTCTCTATGGTGTCATTAATAATCTTTTGTTGTTCTTTTATAACGGGACCAATTACTGTCATGTCTTTTGGTTCTTTTAACATTCCAAGCATTTTGTTTTGTATTCTAACTGCAGTACTTCTTTGTTCCACAAGTTCATTGTAGATTTCTTGCATAAGACTTAAAACCGAGTCTTTATTTAGTACAATCTCTTTTTTCTTTGGTCTTCCCATTATTTATAAATATCTTTGGTCTAAATTTTATATATTATTGATTTTTTTAACCAAATTATAATACAGTGTTTTATATTTCTTCATTGAGGTTCTGATTTCTTTAGTGGATAAATTCGTCATTTCTCTTAATGAGAGTAATATGATATTTTTATTAAATTTATTATTATCAGTACCAATAAAAATAGTTTCATAATTTTCAAACAACTCCATTAACGCATAACCCAATTTAACTTCATTTTTATTTAAATTAGTTTTATCCATAAACTCTTCCATTTCCTTTAAAAAATGTTTAATAACCTGACTTGGTTCAATAACATCATGTTCTATATGATATATTAAGTCAGGTCTACTTTCTAATGATGATGATATGTCTTCGTAAGATATCTTTCTATTTTGGTCTTTTTGGTCTTTGATGATTTGACCCATCAAATAGTTTTTACAAATAGTACCAAAATAAGAATAAGCTTTCTTACCTTTTGCTGGTTTAAATTTATCTACTTTAGTAATTAGAAAAGAATGTGTATCTACATGTATATCTCTAAAATCCATCCCTTTACGATAAAGTTTATATCTTCTGATAATAGACTCAATCATTTTATCTAATGGTGCTTTTAAAAATTCATTATAAATCTCATTCTTTTCTGTTGTTGTGGAGGCGGTGAGAAACATCCTAACGGCATTCTCTTCTCTCACATCAAAATAATTACTACCCGGTTTTGGTTTCCTACCTCTTTTTTTAGTTGGTGTAGGTAACGGACCGTTTGTGTCTCCTGATAAAAACATTAAACAGTTTCAGATTCATATTTTATGTTTCTATCTTCAGTAAAGAAATGCTCTTTTTTTGCCGAGTCTAACCAAAATCTAATCTCGTCTTCAGTAACTTTATTATCTCCATTTTTATAGTTCCAAAATATAGAACCTTCTCTCATGTTAAGGTGCTTATACCCAATTTTAGGTATTGTCATAATTTTAACCGAGTTATATGTTAATCTTAATAAGAATTCATATACGAATGTGAGTTTAAAAGACGGTTTAAAACCACCCATGTCCTGATATGTTTTTTTATTAATTACCATACCTGCAGATTGGAAGTTTTGATAATCGAGTAAGACTTCATTGGTTAAATAACCAATTTCTGTGTTCATTGACGCTGCGAAAGTAGCCTCATTTGTGAAACCAGCAAATTGACCTTTGTGGTCAACATCAACAACTAACGATAAGAATCCTCCGACATTTGGATGTGCCTCTATAAATGTTTGAACATTTTTAAACCATATAGTTGCATACTCATCGTCAAATTCTAAAAATGAAACCCATTCAGACTCTGATTTTTCTACACCTAAATTCATTTGTGATGCAAAATCAGTGTTACCTTTATTTTCAACCATATTAACAGTTAAACCACTAAATTCGAAGTTAGTTAAAAACTCGACTAAAGACTCTTCATTAGAATGAACTAACACTAGCTCTTTTGGTGGTACTGATTGATTTTGAATTGATTTAATTGCGTTTGTAAACAACTCTACAAAATTTTTGTGTTTTGAGCTCTCAATAGGGAGAACTACTGATATATCTTTCATAATTATTCTTCTTCTTTTACTGTTAATTTATCAATTTGAGATTGAAATGACTCCATTCTCGATTTCAAGTATGATGTAAACAGAGATACTATGTTAGTTTCAAACTCTTCTGTTTGTTGGTACTTTGATGAGGTCTCATATCCTGACTCGTAAAGACTCTCAGATATGTTATCCTCTAACCAATTCTGTGTATATTCTGCGATGATATCCACCATATTATTTACCTCATAAGTCCATACTCCATTTGTGTCTAACATCCACTCAGGTTTCATATTAGGTACTTTACCAATTACTGGTGTACCACAAGCCATACTTTCAAGTGGATAAGTCCCTAAACCACTAATATCATCCACCCATACAGATACGAATGATTCTTGTAGGTTAGTAACAAATTCTTCCTGATTCAAACCTCTCATATCACGGAAAGTAATCCATCTAAATTGAGGGTATTTTAAGTAGAATGACTTTATAATTTTCATTGTGTCTCTTTGGTCACGTGTGTGAATTGAGATAATCGGTTTTGCCGGAATTGACTTCTTAGTGAAAATTTCAGGTATTAAAGGTGTAACGACATCAAGGGATGTGTTCTTCATAATTCCACTGATGAATTCTTTTTGTGTCTCATTAGTGGTAATACACTTTAAAAAACCATAATTTGACCAATTCATACCTGGTTGAACTGTTTCCAACATGTAATCATACGCTTGACACAAAACAATTTTACCACATGGTAAATCTTTGATTTGGTCCATAACGTGACCATATAGTTCAGGAATGATTACAAAGTCTTCAGGTGTTATTTGAAGGTTTTGACCTTCAATTGATTGATGAGTGATTTCCATATACTCATCACCCATCCACGCCCCAACGCCCGTATAGTCGTTAGATTCATGTAATATAATGGGGTTAAATCCATTATTTTTTAGTGTTAAAGCCATTTGATACGTGTATCTGATACTGGCTTTTGCGTTACCCTTAGTATCTTGTACCATAAGGTAAATTCTCGATGTTTTGTCTCTTAATTTTTCTATAGAGACTTCAACTTTTTTAATTGTTTCTTGGTCCATTAGTCGATAAATTTAATTATATTATGTCTTAATAATGTATTAAAAGCTACACGAAAGGGAATACTTGTATTTCTTGATGTGTGAATACCTAAATTATCATCAAGTTCTTCTCTTTCTGTTAGTATTACTTCAATCATTGTTTTGATAACCTCATACTTAATAATAGAGAAGTGTTGGTAGTCCTTTAATTCATCACTACTTCCCTCTTCTTTTCCTACTGATTTTGGTGTGTCTAATTCTACAAAATTCTCTAATTCTGATAAATCAATGTAATAAAGGTGTCCTAAAATTTCAATCATTTTAAATTTAGTTTTTCATATAAGTCTTTAAATCCTTTTAAGGTTTCAATCTCAAAATCAGAGGACGTATTTTCATTATATGTAGTTTTATATTTTATGGTTTTAAAACCGTATTCGGAATCTAAAATTTGTGGTTGAGTGGATACTATAATATCAACATCTGATAATATATCTTTCTCAGTATATTGATTATAAAATAATATTTTTTCAAACATACATCCAAACTTAGATAGAAAAAATAATGTTGCCGGTTTTGATTTCTCAATTTCATTAGAAATAATTACTAACTCATGATTTTCCCTTAAATCTTTATATATGTCATTTAAGTCATGAAATGTTGAAGTTTCAGTTGACTGTGAATGACCAAAAATATTCATAGGGAAATCCACATAGAAAAACTCCATAAGTCTCTCCTCATCGGGGAAAACAAAATGTTGACTTAGAGTCGTTGAGGTTATTGGGAGATTTAATCTAAATTCAAACTCTTCTTCATCCTCACCTTTTATGTAATCATCAATAAAGAATTTTTGATAAACTTCCTCAGCCTTACCAAAAGTATTCCTTAAAACACCATTTATTTCAAATGCAATTTTCATTCGTATTTTTTTAATATTTTACCAATTATTGGGTTTCTAATTATATCTTCATTTTCAAAATTAAAAGTACCCACTTCAGGTAAATCTGAAAACTTATTCATTGCGTCATAAAGACCTGATTGTGTTTTATCTTTATAACGGTCAGTTTGTTCAATATCACCCGATATAAAGAATTTACTATTAAATCCTATTCTTGTCAATAATAACTTCATCTGCGATGGTGTTGAATTTTGTGCCTCCTCAAAAATTAATATTGAGTTATCAATATTCATACCTCTCATGTATGCCAAGGCAAACACCTCAATTATATCGTATTCTTTTAATTTTTCCCTAACGCTCTTACCAACTATTTTATTTAGTAAATAATATGATGGAAATATATATGGGTCTAACTTTTCTTCTAAGTTACCAGGTAGTGCACCTAATTTTTCTTCTGCTTCGACAGCTGGTCTTACGATAATTATTTTTTCATAAGAATTGTTTTCATCAAGAAGTAATTGTACCGCAGCACTCATAGCAACATATGATTTACCAACACCCGCAGGTCCTGTACATATCGTTATTTCGTTGTCTGTTAGATGATTGTAGTAAACTTTTTGATTTTCAGATAAGAATTTTTTTCTTGGTGTTCTTCCAATAATTTCACGAATTATCTCTTTACGTGATTTTTTAGTAGTGATATCTACTTTTTTTCCTTTTGTTGCCATTAACTTATTTAAAATAATTTTAGGTCGTGTTTAATACACTAAACTAATACCTAAATTAGTAATAAACTAATGAAAGTAACCCCTTATACTATTATGAAATCGCACGACCTTTTAACTTAGTCCAGTCTTGCTCAGGTCTAACTTCTAAATTTGTTTTCCATGCCGCTTCTAAAACATTCATGTTAACTCCTACGTCTTTTGCCATATTCATAAGTGCATTGATGTCTTTTGGAAAACAAGTACCTCCAAATCCAACTTTACCATCAGGACCCGGCACGTGTAAGTGTGAATCACCAACTCTACCGTCCGATGCAAAACCATATAGCGCATCTTCCCAATTAACCCCTACTAACTCGGCCAACCTGTAGTATTCATTCATAATTGATACCTTAGTTGCAAAATATGTATTGTTCATATACTTTATAAATTCTGCGGTTTTAGAGTCAGTATGTATAAAATGTCTATTCATAAATCTACCACTAAAAAGTTCTTCAACCTTAGCTGTTAAGTGTTTTTCACCACCAAAAATTACTCTCGACTGAGTTAACATATCCAATTTTGCAGTTCTTTCTGTTAGGAACTCAGGTGAGAAAATTATGTTTAAATTCGGGTATTTTTTTTGCAGTGTTTCTGTGGTACCAGGCAAAACAGTTGATTTAATAATATAGATTGGACCTTTCTTAGAATCCTTAAATACATTTTCTATAAACGTCAAATCTTGTTTACCCTCAATAGTCATTGGTGTTGGTACACAAACAAATACAAAGTCTGACTCATGAGTCTCCTCTAACGTATGTGTAGACCTCAATGAGTCAATATCATAAATTCTTATCTCGTTTGTTGGTGAAAAGGCAAACGCCTGTGATTCCCCTACAAAACCATTTCCAATAATTCCTACTACATTTTTCATTTTATCTTCTGTATTTAGATGGGACCCATCCTTGGTCCCTATAATTAATAACAATTTGATTTCTCAAATCCAAATGTGAACCTTTCTTCCACGACGCACTATTATCTGTACCATAGGCCCATCCAGTTTTATGCATACTACCCCATAAATCTTGGTTTTCTGGTGGATGTGGAGGGACGTAAGTTTCAATGTTTCCATATTTAAGGGCTAAGTAACTTAACTGTATATCTTCACCATTATCCCACGTCATTGGTTCTTCATAAAAGAGATATTTCAAGTTTTGTTTTCTCAAAAACCAAGAATGACCAACCAAATCAACTTTTCTTATTTCGTTGTAGCTACTACCGTTCCAACCAATTTTTGAATGACGGCTGTAGTTATACGTATCTAATTCACCTGTAAAAAATACACCTGCGGTTCCTAAGATTGCATCACCAGTTTTTTCTAATGTGTTGAAGCAATTTTCAAACCATCGAGGTCCTGGAATGGTGTCGTCATCAAAGAATACCACATACTCAGTTTGAGCCAACAAACCAAGGGCAAATCTTCCATGAAATTTAAAGTTATGATTTGAGTTTATAATTTTATAGTCCCCAAATTCTTCAGATAAGTCTATCTGTTCCCTATCTTCTGGATTGTTATACCAAATCCAAATTTCTTTCGGTTTAATGGTTTGATTTTCAATTGCCTCAATCTGTTCTTTAAGATATTCAGGTCTTTTATAACAATTTAATATTACAGTAATCATATAATTTTTTTATATAGGTACATAGAAATATAGTCACGTATTAGATTTTTAGTTTCTATAAGTTTAAAATTAGGGAAATTTTCCCTGATATATGGGGTGAATTCTCTAGCCACATAGTGTGGACTACCTGTCACGTTGTCATCTACAGCATAGATTAACACATACTCTCCAATATTGAATAGGGTTTTTAAATACTCAACATATAGTTTTTCTTCTACTATGTGATATAACACGTCCAAACTCATGGATAAATCCGCTTTTGTAAATTTAGTGGGTGTATCGATAAACTTATATTTATCTTCATTCTTAAATTTATTTATACATTTTTCCCTAATTGTTTTACTAACATCATAACCATAGTATTCGTCAAAACCCTTAATATATGTTAACTGGTTCCCATCTCCATGTCCATAATCATTAATGATTTTTAAACTATATTTTTTTATAATGTCATTAATGTAATTTGACTTTGACTCGGCATCCTTATCATATGACCCAATACCTGAGTTACCATTTGTTAAATATCGTTTTTCCCAATATAATTGCGAATCAAAGTTATCTTTTTTCATAGTATTTTTTTATTTTTGTATCACCATGTATCCACATTTGAGATGTGAATAACTTCTGTTGGTGAGTTCACTATTATTTCCTGATATCGGGTTATTGGATACTTCGTATTTTTGTTCGAATAATTTTTCGAACTTTTCTAATTGTAAACCAGGTAAATCAAAAGTACAAATGAAATATCCTCCAGGTTTAACCATTGAAAAACTTTTTCTAAAGGCATCAATATGGTCTCCACTTACTTCCTCTAAAGTAGAAATATTTAAGACAAAATCAAATTTTTCTATCCATTCTTTTTTTGGGTCATGGAGTAAGTTATATATGTAAGTGTTTGGTTCGTTAGATTTTTTAATATCACTATTGATATTATTGTTATATTTTTTATCTAAGATGTTTTTGAACCAAATATGTACACCTTGCCATCCCCAACAGGTATTATGTATGTGAGAATCGTTATTTGCCCCATATTTATCTAATAAATCTAAAACCAAAGGGTACTCATATATCCGTGACCACCATCCTCCTTCTAAATCGTGTCTTAATGTTTTGTCAATACTTTTAAATTCTAAAATTTTCATAATATATTTTTTATTTTTATTGAACTTTTACCGTCCCCATAAGGACATTCTGAGTCGACAGAATAATTTTTATTAATAATTTCAAATAATGAATGTAATTCTTTAGGTAACTTACACATATAAAGATGATTTGTATCTATCCCTTCAGGACGTTCAGTAGTCTTTCTACATACAATTACTTTTTTATTAAAGAAACTACCTTCTTCTTGTAAACCACCGCTATCACTAATGACAAATTTAACCTTAACTAATAACTCTAAAAGTTCAGAATGGTTAAGAGGTTCAATAACATTAACGTGTGTTAAAATGTCTCTATATTTTTGAACGTTAGGGTTTGGATGTATAGGTAAAATAAATTCTAAATCAGGATTTTCTTTTGCGATATTATTTAGTTCAGTAAACCACTCATCCATCCAATGATGGTTTTCTCTTCTGTGTAATGTCACCAAAACCTTATTTGTATATTCACATTTGTTTTTATAATCTAAAAGATTATCTAATACGGTATTACCAACTACATGACAAATTCCATTAACTTTTTCACTGATTAAGTTATCTCTTGATAACTCTGTTGGACATAAATTAACATCAGATATTCTCGCAATCATCTGTCTATAACCCTCTTCAGGGTATGGATGTTGTAAGTTATAACTTCTTAATCCTGCCTCTAAGTAATAAATCTTTTTTTGTCTATTGAATGCCGCAACCGCACATGCAAATGCGGATGCTGTATCCCCCTGAACTAAAACAGAGTCGAAATCTCCGTCAGGGAATTGTAAAATACAATCACTAATTAATTGGTCTAAACGATTATCAGACTCACCAATAGTAATCTTATAATCAACTTCGATATTTTTAAGTAAATCAGGATGCTGACCAGTAAATAAAAGTTTATAGTTATGTAACTCTTTTATTAACGGTTTAATCTTTAACCATTCAGGTCTAGTACCAAAACATAATAAAATATTCCCTACCATATACATACTTTTTTGTTATTTCCTTTTAAATACCCTCTATTATTACCCACAATCCATGGGTTAATAGTGGAACCAATATCAATATAAGTATTATTTTTATTATGTGAATGTAATTGATGGGATAGCACATTACCTAAAGGTCCCGCAGAAAAAAGAAATAATTGATTTTCATCTTCATCTGAATAGATTTTAGCGTCTTCAATTATTTTACTAACTTCGGGTTCCTTCCAAGAAGTTAAATTTAATGGTACATACTTGTCAATTTTAAAAGGTAGTTTTTTATCTATACCCTCTTCATTAGCAAAAAGAATTACCTTACCCTCCCATCTATTAAATTCAGGAATAAAATTATCCACAAAAAAATTATAATTAGAGTTAACAAAAATATTCGCCCATGTAATATTTTTAGACCCCACATTATCCCTCATCCAATTTATGCGTGACTCTGATTGACAACATGGACAACTAATACCAACATAATAATCGGGATGATTGTATCTAAAAGAGTCCAATAAAAGTTGGTGCTCTTTATTATCTAATTCTGGGTTAAATACCCAACCGTCGCAATTTCTGATTAATTTATTAACCAAAATCATATATTCTCCATCAGCATATTTGCTGAATACGAACTTGTCACGATTTTTTAACTTTTCTAATAAAAATTCTAAATCGCTCCTGAATGTGCTATTTGTTGTAAACATCTATATAAACTTTTTTAAATTTATCTATTGAATAATCACTTTTAAAAATTTCAAGATTTTCAGGGATTTCAGTATATTCTTTGTCTTTGATGAAACCTTCTTTGTCTACATAATAAATCCAACCTGGTTTACCACATAGGTAACCTTCAATCGTTGTTCGACCCAGAAGTATACCTGCAGTTACATCACATTTATGGTAAAAATCTTCAACTTTATCACTCTCACCAAAATAAATAACATTATCAGATTTCTCTGATAATTCAGTGGCATACCCCATGGTATCTTTACCGACCAACCATAAAATTTTATCTTCATCATTACACTTTTGTATTAGGTCTTCAATAGGTCTTTTTCTTAAGTAATCCATTGTACCGACAAAAAGAATAGTCTCTTTTTCATTTTTAGGACTTTCTTTTGGTGTGAAACGTTTGGTGTCAAATGGGTTATATATTACATCAATTTCTTCATTTGGAACATCAAAATTCTCATTGATATATTTCTTAATTGACGGACGAATAGCTATATAATGTTTTATTCTTTCGTCTTTTACGGGATTTTCTAAATCAATAACCTCTGACCTTACAACTGTTACAAATTTGTGTTCGGGATATAGGTTCAACAAAAATTCAGTAATTGGTTTATGATTTGTTTGAATAATATCATAATCGACATTTGTTAACTTGTAGTATCTCCCTTTTTCAGTTTTTACTTGACCTTGAGGTGTATTAAGAATTTTGACACCATCACCCATCAAATACCCTGGTGGATTGGAAGTGGTATATGTTTTTATATTATGTTTTTTACATATTTTATCAAATGAAGAACTTACAGATGTGGAAATAACAGAAACATCACATCCTCTATTTGATAGTCCTTTGGCTAACTCTAGTGTTGACACCTCAGAACCAGTAAGTCCCTGAAAGTTAAGAACACCCAATAAAATTTTTAATGGTCTATGTTTAAAATCATCAATCTTTACTTGCGGTAAATGTTCTTTATATGTTTCGGCAAATAACTTTCTATTTTTTTCCCATTGTTCGTTAGTCTGACCAATAGATAGATGAGTGATTCGAATGTCGTAAACGACACCAATTTTAACTTCTTCAATATAGTTTCTAAAACAAAAATCCACGTCATACATATGG